ATTGGTAGACGACTTGATTCACAAGCCCAAATAAAAATCTATTGGAAAACTAAAGTTTCTAGTGGTTTGAAAGAAGTTTGGGACAGAATTAGAGAACGTCTAACACAACAACAACAACTTGCCAGAGAGTTCAATGGTGTATCTGTTATTGGCTCTGATGATGATATCAAACAGATTCAACCAGATTACAGCGGGTCACTGCAAAATGACGCAAACCTTGCAATTGAAATTGCTTTGAGTGAGTATGGAATGCCTAGAGAGTTGTTATATGGACAAAGTAATGAAGTTACTATTATTGCGTTCGCAATTCAAAAAGTGTTACCGTTACTAAAACAACATGATAAGAACATTATTTTCAATCAAGAGAATTTTGTGGCTTATATATCAACAACGGCTAAGGGAGGAAATATTGAAAGTAAAAGCAGTAAGGGGAATAGCGAACCCGTTGGGAACGATTGATTCTCATGGCACGGTTATCGAGTCAATTGCTAACGCAGGCGACGGAGTAGATATCCTTAACCGCCATAGGGAAAAGATTGGTTCAGGGTTCGTACATCTTGAGGGGGACAATGTAATCTTGACAGGTTACGTTGATGAAGAACAATACACAGCCGAAAAAATCGAAGAAACAGGCTTATCAGTTGGCTTTAATGCTAACGGTGTAAAAGCTCGTGAAATTGACGGAGTAGGCTACTACAAAGATGTTACAATTACGGAGGTGTCACTAACTCCGTTACCTAGCAATAAAGGTGCTAAAGTGACAAAAGTAAGAGAAGAAGAAGGAGAATTAGAACAAATGGGTGCAAACGAAACACAAGAAATCATGAAACAAGCAATCGAAGCAGGTGTAAAAGTTCGAGAACTTGAAGCTAAAGTAGAAGAACTTAACAAAGAACGCGAAGAACTTAAAAAAGAACGTGAGGCTTCAATTCCTAGCGAAAACCCAGAAGACGCAGAAATTAAATTTATGCGTGAACTTGGGGACAAAATGGCTGAAATGCCAGAACAAGGTTTCTTGCGTGAATTTGCTAATGGTGCAGATTTGAATGTTGTCAACTCTCTAGGGTCTATCACTTCTAAATATGCACGTAAGTCAGGTATCTATGACGGTGCTATGAAAGCACGTTTCCAAGGTTTGACACTTGCAGAAGACGGTGTAGATGATACTTTCTTACAAGGTACTTTCAAAGCAGGTACAGACAAAAACAAAGCTCAAACTGCTTCAAAACGTTCACTACGTCCACAAATGGCAGAAGCATACTTACAAATGGATAAAGCAACAGTCCGTGGTGTAAATGATTCAGGTGCATTGTCTGAATATGTAATGTCTGAAATGGTAAACCGTGTTATCCAAAAAGTGGAATACAACATGATTCTTGGTTCTGCTGACGGTTCTAATGGTTTCTATGGTTTGAAAACCGCCACAGACGGTTGGACAAAACAAATTCAATATAAAGATTTGTTTGAGGGTATCACTGACGCAGTTGCCGAGTGCTCAATTTCTGACGCAATCACAATTGTTATGAGTCCACAAACTTTTGCAGAGTTGCGAAAAGCTAAAGGAACAGACGGACGCTCACGATTCAACGAACTTGCGACAAAGGCTCAAATCGCTCAATCGTTTGGGGCTGTTAATCTTGAAACACGTGTCTGGATGCCTAAGGACGAAGTAGCGGTATACAATCACGATGAGTACGTACTAATCGGAGATTTGAACATGGAAAACTACAACGACTTTGACTTACGTTATAACGTTGAACAATGGCTTTCTGAAACTCTTGTGGGTGGTTCTATTCGTGGTAAAAACCGTTCAGCATACTTAAAAAAGTAACGAATGAGGAAGTTTCAAGAGGTAAAAAATAAGAAAGGGGTAAATAATGGCTGATTTTAATATTACAGACCGTTATGCCCAACAAATTAAGAATGTGACTAGTACAGAGGGACTTGGGGACTTGTTCCCTCTCTTGTCACGTATTCCTAAAGTTGGGGCAGATTTATTGCAGTCTGTTGATTTAACTGGTTTTCCTGAAGCTAAAGAGCAAGGGCAAACTGGTAGCGTGTTAGATGTAAATGAAACAAGTTATAAAATCTTGACACCTCGTGGCTTTGGTTTTGGTATCAATCTATCAGATTCAGGTAACTTGACTGCTGACGGTGTTCAAAGTGCATTGAATACAGTACGAGATACTTTGTATCAAACAATCGAAAGCCATTTAATTTGGGGAGGAGTTCATAGCTCAATCGCTACAAGTTCAATTATTGGGGCTGTTAAACAGAAAGCAAGTTCAGATAAGTTTTCACAGTCAGGCGACGATATTCTTTTTGTAAAAGAAAATGATTTCACGCCAGTTGTGGACGGAGTAACAAAAATCGAAACATTAAGCTTTAAACATTATAACGACGGTTCAGGAAATACTTTTGATAAGATTCTTATCAACCCTTATAAGGGAATTCTAGCAGGAGACTTAGTACCAGAGTTTAATGTGACTAAAGATGTTCGTCACAACAAGGTACAAGTTTATGGCACTATTACCGTTTGCGGTGGTTTCCTTAAAGACGGTGCTATTAAAGTTTGGAAGTAGTAGGAGGATAAAAATAAATGGCATATACATCAAAAAATGAATTAACCCACGGCTTAGGGTATGGGGTAGTGTTCACAGACCCTAAAGGGGAAACCACAGGAATTCCAATTGCAGGCTTGCGTGGAATTGAAACAGAGAACAACCAAGAAAACACAAACTTTTATGCAGGGTTTAACGCTCCTTATCGTACAATCGCAGGAGCTAAAACTACACAAATTACAGTTAAGTCGTATGACTTGCCTGACACCTTTGCAACTCACGCGTTAGGGTTTGGAAGTGTTCAAGGTTTCTTGACTGACGATGTAGCAAATTACAAGCCTTACGGTTTCGCTTATGCTGAACGTTATCGTGACGATGACGGAACAGGGTATAAAGCGACATTCTACCCAAGTGTTCAGGCTACCACACCAAGTGACACAGCCGAAGCGGACGAAGAAAGTCCAACTGGTAAAGAGTACGAACACACAGCAACGGTAACAACTGGAGATTTTACACTAGGGGATAAAAAACGCTTGTTTGTAAAATTCAAAGTGTCTGATAAAGATTTGGCAACTGGTACAAGTGGACCAGCACTTGCTTTTAAAAAGTTGTTTAATGAACTCAAACCGCTCACAGCTACTGACATCAAGGCGTAATTTTAAGAGTGGAGGGCTTGGAATAATAGTTCCCACTCTTTTATTTTAATTTATAAGGAGATACACAGATGAAGAAAGAAGATTTTAAATTTGATTTTAAAGCATTGGAACGTATGGAAGATAACGGCGTTTACTTTGGAGATTTGAACGAACGCGATTATCACAGTTTGGCGTTATTCTTTTGGGCTTGCGCGCCACAATATACACTTGACGAAGTTTTAGGTGCTTTAATTGGTGGACTTTTACCTGTTACGGTTGCTGACCTTATGGAACAACTGGTAGATGAAACAAAAAAAGCGATAGCACTAACAACGAAGAAATAAGGGAAAACGCAAGAATAACAACACTTGCAATTGTTAGTGCTATGACAGCCTTTAGAGTTCCCTATGAAGTATACAGCCACAGACCTTTAGGGTGGACGCTAAAATTAATTTCAACGTTGACACCTAAAGAGAAGAAGAAAACAACCGCAGAGGAATTAAACAAAGCGGAACATGTGGAGGTAAAATTATGGCAACCACCAACAAAGTGACAGGACTGGAAAAGTTCACAGAGAAACAACTTAAGAAAGTCTGGTTAGAAATGGTTGATATCTTTAATTCTAATCAGAATACAGTCAAGCGTAGTTATAAAAGTTCATTGGGTGGAGATTTCTCGCGTTACCCTGTTAAGTTTGATACTAAGAAAATCACTAAACAAGTGACACGTTCATACGGTTCATTGAAAAGCGGAAACATTGGTGTAGTCAATGGCTTCAAAGCTAAAGATGAAAGTTGGAAAATGCTCAATGTCTTATTACATGACCGTAATTTACACCAACGTTATGGACAGACGCTAGTTAGAGCTACTCACGAAATGGACGATAAAACTAAAAACATTAAGCGTAAATTAAGGAGTATAACAAACAATGGCTAAAGAAAAGTATGTCATTCAGGCGGAACTAGAGACTAAAGGCGTTCTAAAAAATGCTAGGGAAGCACAAAGAGAAATAAATAACATTGGGCGTCTAGCTAAAGAGACGAACAAGAACGCTCAAATAACTGGTTCTGTTACTATGAAAGACAAGGGTATTAAAGAAACGCAGAGAGCTTTAAGCCTTGCAAAACAGAATGTAGATAATTTAACAAAAGCACTTGCGAACGCTAAGATGTCAGGTGCTACACAAAAACAAGTACAGGCATTAGAAAGTCAGTTAGTAAAAGCTCAAACGCAAGCAACTAGACTAAGCACAGAACTAGCTAAAGTAGGTTCAGAAAAAGGTGGAGGCTTATCAGGTGCAGTTGATAAGATGAATTCTGTAAGCGGTTCACTACTTGGTACGTTCTCAAAAGTTGGTAACGTTGTAAGTGGTATTTCATCAGCTATTGGGCTTGTAAGTGGCGGAATTTCAAAAGCCGTTGACTTGACTAGCGGGTTCGCAAACACACTAATGGACACGTATGATAAGCAAGTTCAGGCACAGAAAACACTTAGCACAACACTTTCAGACGGAGCTAAAGGATACGAACAATTTAATAGCCATATTGATAAAGGTAACTTACTCCTAAAGTCACAAAAAAATGACTTGAATGAATTAGGGGCTATGATTTCTAGTTACATGAAAGTAAGTGGAGAAGAAGCCTTTAAGACTGTTAATGCTATTAATGCCGTAGGGGATAGCTTAGGTCTATCAATGGACACACAAAAGCAATTTACTTATGGTTTAGCTCAAGCGTTGGGGTCTGGAACGTTACACGCTCAAGATTTCAACCAAATGATGCAATCGGCACTTGGTGCGCAGTTCCGCGATATGCTGATTCAGGCGGCGAACGAAATGCAAAATGTAGGACTGACAGCAGAACAGTTGCCTGACGCTTTGCAAAAAGGTAAAGTATCGGCAGACTTGTTGGCAAATACTTTCGGCGATAATTGGGCAAATAAAATGGCTAAAGCTCAAACAGCGCTAAAAGGTATTGAGGTTTCTACTGGTGGCGTGAAACGTATGCTGAAAGACGGTCAATTGAGCGTACAAGATTTTACCAACGTGTTCGGAGAAGACTTCACAAGTACACTACTTAACGCCATGAACGCAACAAGTAACGGTGCTGTTACCATGGAAAACTTCAAAGAAAAAATGGAAGACGGAGTTTTCAGCACAGAAGTTATGAATAGAGCCATTGAATTGTTCCAACAAAAAGGGGAGCAATTGGCGTCAAGCGGTCCTAGCACTTGGGGACAAATCAGAGAAATGATTTCTAATGGTTTCAATACAAGCGCTTTGGACGGTTTCCGTAAAGGTCTAGGAGACGCAGGTATAGACATGGCTTCATTGGGTAATAACGCCACGGAGATGTCTAGCATTGTCGGTAGTCAGTTAGGGAAAATGGCAGGTCAAGCGGTCGGAGCTGTTACTAAAATCATTGACAAGAACAAAGACGGTAAAGTTTCAAATGAAGAAATGGAGGACGCAGTAAACGACGCAAAAACAGCAGTTACTAACTTCTTTGATAAAATAAACTTTACTTCTATTGCTAGTTTCTTGGGTAAAATTGGGAGCGCCATTGATGAGCTTATAAGATTTTATAACTGGGCTAATGACGCTTATAGCGCTGTTCAAAACTTGTTAAATGCTTCACGTCAAGTTGGAGGAAACACAGGTTTAATTGGTAAAGCGTTAGGGTTCAGAAAGAACAGTACATGGGGCGACGCTTTCAGTGATTTCCATTGGCTAACTAGTAACATTGACCCTCTAGGGTTAAAAGAAAATCAAGGACTGGGACAAAAACTCCTAGGTTCTAGAAACGGTCAAATTCCATTAGACCTACAATTCTTTGCAGGTGGTAGGGAAGCAATCAACAAAGCGGTTGAAGCCGTACAACCTTATGCACGAGGAAACAAAGGAACAACGGCAACACCAAGTATTGGAACACAAGACAATTCTAAACAAGACATTAAAATCTATGTACAATCTAGTGCAGACGGTCGCAAAATTGCTAAAGAGATTTATAACAAACTGGAAAGAAACGGGGTAAAACTAAACAAACGTTGATTTACACTAAAAGTAAGCTATATAATGACCCTAGGTGGGTAAAAAAAGCGCGTGCAGAGAAAAACAGGGTAGGGCATTGTGAGAAGTGTTGGAGTACAGAGCATTTGATATGCCACCACGTTATACCACTACAATGGAACAATGACATGTTAGAAGTAAACGACTTTGACAAAGAAGTAATAAATGTACCTACCGAAGTTCTTTGCCATAAATGCCACCAAGGAATGGAACGAAGCGGAGACATGATTGACTATGCTAGAATTATAGCGGAGGGTTTAATATAAGGAGATATAAAAAATGAGTTTAATTCAAGACTGGATAGGACAAGAGAAAGACAACGGCATAATGATTAAGCTACTAAAAAAGAAAGTAGCTAAAATTGAACATAAAATAGACTACGAAAAGGCACAGAAAATATTTTATTTTATTGAAAATTTTATGACTTTGCCTAATAACGAACGTTTTAAAATCATACCATACCATAAGGCTGTACTTACATTAAAGTATTGCATACCTTATCAGATTGATGAAATTGTTGTTATTGTAGGACGTTCTAACGCCAAGTCAATTCTTGATGTCATGATAGCCTTAATTGAACTCTTTTTGTTTCCTAAGCCTAATAGTGTTATGGCTTTAATGGCTACCAAAAAAGACCAAGCTGAAAAAATCTTGATGAAGCATTTTAGAGCTATGGGAAACTGCCAAGGCACTATCATTAATAAGTTCAAAAATCAGTTTAAACTAAACAAAGAACAGATACTTGTAAAAGAAAATTCAATTCTAAAAAGTAAAGGTACAGAGATTTCTATCTACGCTAGTAATGAGGATACGCTAGACGGTGGACGTGAACAACTTGTTATCATAGATGAATTTGGTGCGTTTAAAAAGAACCCTCTTATCACTATTAGACAGGGGCTAAGAAAAAATAAGGGTACGCTTTTTATTTCAACCACAAACAACGTTATTCGTGGCGGTGCTTATGATGATGAACTAGAAAGTTGGAAAGAATGGGTAAAAGATGACGATTTCAGCCATTGGGTATTCTATTATGCTTTAGATGATTACGAAGAAGTGAAAGACAGTTCTAAGTACATTAAAGCTAACCCAGCTTTGGGCTATACTTTAACACTTGAGGACATTCAAAAGGACTTCATAGGGGCAATTGGTAACCCTGTTAAAATGGCTAAAATTATCACTAAACGCTTTAACTTATCAATGACTGACAGCACTACAATCTTTACAAAACAAATTGTAGATAAGTGTCTAGTACCGCCATTAGACTTTGAGGGTCGCTTAGTTGCTATTGGTTCAGATTTTTCAGTACGTGGCGATGTTTGGGGTACTGTGATAGGGTACAGAGAAAACGGACACTATTATTTTAAGGCTATCCCTATCATGCCAGAGGGTGCAGATGACAAATTTAAGCACTTAGGGGAAACAATAACACACGAGGGCATTAATAACATGACAGACGAAGCATGGGACGCTTTTATGAGTGCTATGAATGGTAGTGTTCCGATTGCGTTGAATTACGACCCTAACTATGCAAAGAATTTCATTGATAAATTTGAACAGACTTATGACATTGAATTTTATAACAAAGTAATGCAGAACAGTTTCAAGCTATCTAATACCCTAGAAGCCACACAGAAGCTAATGGAGGAGGGGAAAATTCATTTTGATAGTAAATTACTAGCGGTGCATTTAATGAACGCAGAAACGAAAATAAACGATTTTGGGCTTATGCGTATTATCAAAAAGGGCTATACAGACAAGATTGATTTGGCAGACGCTTTAATTAACTTGATGTGGTGGTTCTTAGAAAGCGAAGAAAGTGAGGACTATTTCATCTAATGGCTATGACAGAAGAAGAAAATAAAAAAATGCTAGAGGCATTAAAAACCCTAGCTTTTGGAGGAAAAGAAACAAAAACAGTTATCCAATATAAAAACAACCCTAACGGACGGAAAACAGAAACAGGGCGAACAGTTACCGAAGTAAACAAACTGCCAGACCGTTCGGCATTGTTGAAACTAATGGAGATTGAGGGAGTTTATGTTGACGCAAATGTGAAACTTAAACAACAAAAAGTGGACGAAGTAAGCACAGAAAAAGAACTAGTAGACTTAGTGGAGGGCTTAGCAATAGAATGACTATTTTTAAAGCGTATTGCTGGAATCCTAACACAGGTAGAGATTTCACAATTAAAAAACCTAATTGGAACATTGTACAACGTTGTTCTTTGAAGAGTATCGAAACAATTCAATATTTACCACAACATATCTACCTCTTAGACGGAACGACAGGTTCAGAAACAAGCAAGCGTTGGCAAAGAAAAAAATGTCCTGACGACTGGAATAGACCCTTTAGCTATGGTTCTATTGTCACTAAACCGCAAGGAGAGAATAAAATAAGCGGTATTGCTTTTTGTACAGATTATGAAAGAAAACAATATCCTAGCTCATACCCTAACTTTATAACACCTAACCTCACACAAGGGCAAAAATATGGCTTGTCAGGAACTTTATACAATCCAGGTATAAATGTACTAGAGGTACGGTTAAAATTGCTATACGGTACCAAAAATGAGCTTGTAGGTACATACCGAGTTCAACCTAATCAATACTTAGATGTAAAAGAAGTATACACGCTACCTAGTACGGAAACGGTTGAAAAGTTTGGTATAGCCTTTGAGGTTGCTCAAACAAGCGATTTTGTACAATTTGAAGTGTATTTGCCTAAGATTGAACAAGGTGGAGAGGTCACTCCGTTTGTTGAGGATAGAGATGAATTTAATGGCTATCGAAAAACCAACACAGACGACGGAACGCCGCCATTTACAGGGACTTATGAGGGTACACCACCACAAAGTACCGATTATAAAGTTTATACTTGGACAGGTTCTAAAACTGATAAAGAGCTTTTTTACTTAGAAGAAAGAGGAATTTGCAAACAAGAAGCCGTTTGGTGCTATAGTCGCCCCCTTAATCAACGTGTATTGATTGGAATTGATTCAGACACTTATGACACCGAAGCAGGTAGAACGCTCAAATTTCATGTTTTGAACGGAAATAAGGGCATATTTGATTTGACTGGTAACGTCATTTATCCTGAACAGTTCACAGACAAGCGACAAACTTTTGATAGCGATACAAAGGCTTGGGCAGATAACCAAGAACCGTTATACGTTACTGACGCAAATACTGCAATTGATTGTACTTTCGGAGAAATAGCAAGTAACATCATAGAGGGGTATTATTACCAACAAGCTGATAAACGTTACAGAGTAGATGAACTACTTCGTTCGGCAATGGTTAACACAGGTTATAACATGGGTTCTTTTTGGTCTGATTGGGACTTTGATAGCTACGCGAATGAAATGCGTGCAAGTTATAACATTGAGAATTGTAGGGTTAGTGAAAAAACAAATTATAGTTCTATGAATGAATGGACTGGAAGCGTGTCTTTTCCTACTGGTGTTGTTTTAGCACCTTATAAACCAAAACTAAATGAAACGGACACTAAAAAACTCAAAGGGGTTTCTAGTGCAACAAGTATTTGGGTTACTGGTGTATTAAGAACAGAGCGAAGTACAGAAGATTGGTTTAGAGAATACGAAAATTCAATAACTAGACCAGTACCAACGCAAATTCTTTTTGCTAATTATAACACTAAAAAAGCATGGTTATTTCAACAACAAACCAACGGAACGTGGAGCAAAAGTGGAGAATTCACGATACCAGGAAGCGCCACAGCATTCGCTAGAGCTTGGGGTATTATACCAAAAAATGGAGAATTGAAAGGTAATGTTATCATGACAGATAAGAATTACGTTGATTTTCCTGCAAACGCTAGACCGATAACGCTAGGAGTGGAAGAACTGTTCCCAGTTATCAAGTATAACGAAGTTAAGTTTAACCCTCAAATGTACGCAACTGCTTACAATACCAAGCTATTTTGGTGGGGACAAAAGGCGAACGTAAGCAACTTAACTTATGGGGAATGTGGGGTTCGTTCAGTTGATTTTATGACTGGTTTATGTACAATAGAAAGGGTTTATAAATGATTTCATGGTTAAATTTTGAGGAGTTGCTAATTCACAACCCTATTGAGTTGATTAATTTTAGCAAGAGTAATATACAGGTAGCATTGAGCAAAAAACAGTATATTGATTTCTTTAGTAATAAATCTGTTTATATGGGACTATATTATGACGAAGAAATGGACTTTTGTGTAATGTTTTATGCTGACCCTTTACAAAGTTCTAAAAGCGGAGAGATATACGCAGAGGGTTATATAGACGTAGACATGAAAATATATAGAGTTAAAGTGTTGAGTAATGTTTACATGCTAAAAGGTTCAAAAATGGTTAAAAAATGGGCTATAACTAAAACAGGTATGCGTGTAAGTCCGCAAGCTAAACAAATTACAATGGTTCAAGCAGGGGCATTGATGAGGTGCGAAATTAATAATAATATTACAGGTTGGACAGACGGAACAACACAATTAGAATACAGCGGTCAAGATTTTATAATTGACGGTTACGGAATGAGAGGGCTACACAATGGATAGTACAATAAACGGTAAAACGGTACATATAAACAACCCGTTAGACCTTATAGGCTTAGGACGTAGGGAAATCGAGTTTAACATTCATAAAGCAGATTATTGGGAAATGTTCAAAGAAACTATGCAAGTACCTACAATGAAACGTGGAGGATACAAAAACTTGCTTAAGGGCGGCTGGGTATTTGTTGACCCTTTTAATCAAGGTAAAGATTTGTGGACTAGAGAATACTTCACAAAATGGACTTGGACAGATTTTGGGGATAGCGGAGATATTTTTGATTATGGTACTTATGAAAGTGGATATTATGGTTTTAAGTGTCCTGATACTAAAAATGAAGAAGATTATACCAAATTCAATCAACTAAATATTTTAAAACCTAATACTACCTATACTTGGCAATGGGACATGAAGCGTACAAATTCTTATATAAAGGGAGACATGCAAACTTTTATGGGAGCAGGTTCAACCAATGTTTTTGTTGACTTAACTAAACCTGTTTACGTTAATGGAAAACCCTACCAACAAGCAGAAAACAGACCTGACGGTTTCGTGAGTTGGAATACAAGAATAAATGACGAAGATACTTTTTGGCATAAGTGTGTTTTCACATTTACTACTAAATCAAATTTACCT